CTTAATCATGAAGATTGATGGGTCACCACCTGCGTTGTACGCTGCTTCATGGGCGTCCAGTAGTTTAGCTTCAGTCAATGGGTCAGTTGCGTTTGAGCCAGCATCGATTGAGTTGCCTGATGCAATCAGTTGTGACGCACTGTCCATTTCACGGGCTACTGATGCTGAGCCTGTTACTGCTGCATTATCTTGCCCGACATAGGCGAACTCAATGTCACGCTTCAGCTCTTTCAATGCTTTACCTAATTGGTCATTTGTATTCGCCTGAGGTCGTTAATCTCAGACCGCTTTCGCTGCTCATGGTTATGCCCATGAGATTAGACTATATCATCATCCATCACCTGGATGCCCTGCGCTTCCACCCACTTGGGTGTACTCCTGTCGGATAGTCGTTGAACCTTCCTCATATGTGAGGCTTGGCTGCTGATTGCCCCGTAGGGTTTCCCAGCAATTCACAGGGTTTATACTACGCTACCAATTTACTTAACGCAGTCTCTTTGGCACGACCATAAGTTTTAATGGCGTCTGCAGTGGCACTCACCTGGAAAGCTTTGGTAAGGATTTGTGTGTTACCAGTCTTCATGGTGGTGGCAGTCAGTGATGCCATTGTTGGGTCTGCCCCTTCCACAGCTTTGTTATCAGCGGCTGCGGCAAGGCTATCTTGTTGGTATTCGTACACTCGTGCATGGACCTTAGTAGGCTTAATCATTGTGTACATGGGACAATCTGTTGGGCTGATATCCGTAATTAGGTCCTGGACATCTTCAGCTGCACCAACAGTGTCATAAGTTGTAAAAGTTGCCATTGGTTGAATTTCCTTCTATTGGCGTTGGGTTATTCAGCCCAGCGAGAAAGGATAATATCAGCCACGTCATCTACATCTTTTGAGGCACGCAGTTTTTCACGCATCTTAGCCTTATTGGCATTGCGCTTACTTGCCTCATTTGGTGGGGCCTTCTTGGAACGAAGGACCTTCTTCTTAGCCGCCTGTTTCTTCTTAACAGTAGCGACCTGCTTTCCCTGGTCATACAGTCTGCTTTTGTGCAGTATCTGGAGAACCACTGGGTCCACATATGTATTGACCTGCTCTTCTGGAAGTCCCTGTTGAATGGCGTATGAGCGTATTTCGTTATACAACTCGTTGGACCATTCGGGGATTTGCTCTTGCAGTACCTTGACGCACTCTTGTGCTTGTTCCTGCAGAGCCTGTTTCTGCTGCTTTGCCAGCTCACCTAAGTAGTTATCAGCTTCCGATTGCAGGAAGTCTAAGTCTTCTTTGGCTTGCTGTGCTTCTTTACGAAGCTGGGCAAAGTCTTCAGTGTCCATCTGGCGTGAAGCTACCAGCATATCAATGTCCTGATATGGCTTGTATCGTTCCTCAGCCTGTTTGATGAGCTTGTCAAAAATGACTTGGCTTTTATTGACGGCCTCTTCGGCCTCTTTCCGCTTTGCTGCGACTTCTTGAGACTTGCGTGTCAGTGACTTTTCCTGCCCTGCTAGGCGTTTCAAAGCTCCGATAGATACAGCTTCCGCAACACCGTCCACCATGACTTCAACTTCAAAGTCGTCATCTACTTCGACTTCTTCTACATCGTCATCAGGTTGGTCAGTATCTTCATCTAACTGGTCTTCGTCACCTTCATCGTCTTCGGGTTCAGTGTCATCTAACTCTTCTACCTCTTGGTCACCGTCTGTCTCTTCTTCGGTAACCAGAGGAGCCTCTTGTTCATCGTCTTCTGATGCCTGGTCTTCACCAGGGTCTTCCCAACGTGCCAAGATGGCATCTTCCACATCATCCATATCTAGGAAACGTGGTTTTTCTGAGGGTGTGTTATGTTGGACGTTATTCATGGTCCTTATGCTTCCTCTTGATTGTTGTCATCAGCATTAGCTGAGATTTGGTCCTTTACAGCCACCCGCTGTTGTAGGGTGGAGACAATCTCGACCAATGCTCGGTAGTGGTTGTAGGACAGCTCCCGAACTTCTTTTTGCTCCGGTTTGGAGTTCACGAAGTTCTGGAAGGCTGTATCTACAAGGCTGTTGATGGTGTTGTTGAAGGGTTCACTGCCGAGCAGGACCTCTGCTTCTTCACCATCTTTAATCATCTGCAGTTCATTTTCTGTGTGCTGCATATGTCTCTCCTATGGTTTGAGGTTTATCCGGTTGGGCTTACAATCCCACGGACATCTTCTGACTGACGCAGGAGAGCAAGCTCCCCTTCATCAATCCGCTGTTTGTGTTGGAACTGGGCCTCTTTGAGGTCCATGTTGTCTGACTGGATAGCGTGTGAGGCTTGTGCCTTACCTGCTTCAATCTCCAGCTTGCCAGCTGCTATCTGAGCGTCCATGTCGGCTTTCTGCTCAGCTACTGCTGTCTGACGCTCCTGGATTTCCATCTGCTTGACCATCATCTGGGTCTGAAGCTCAGCCTGTGGGTTAGGCTGTGGTGGTGGTATCATCTCAGGTGGTGTCAGATATTCTTCCACGTTCAAGATGCCCTGCTGCTCCAGTATGGACTTCATCAGTGCATACCGGTTCTGTGGGCTATACATGGGCTGTAGAGACGGGTCTTGGCTAAACAAGCTGTGTAGAGCAAGCCTCTTCTGTGCTTCTCTGTCAGCCTCACCATAGCCAAGCTTTAGCTCAACAACAGTGTCACGCTTCTCTTTCCATGCTTGTGGGTTGACTTGAACATAGCCACCAGCAATCTCGATTACCTTCTGCTGGTCTTCATTTTCCACAACCAGCCGATAGATTTCGTGGAACAGATGCTTAACGAAAGAGGCGAAATGGCGAGCAATAACCTTCTGTCGCTGCTGGCTCATTGTGGTCAGCTGCTCGACCATTGCTGCGCTGTTCTGCTTGCTGATTGCGTCCTTGTTCAAGCCTTGCGAGAGCCTGCTGACTCCTGTGTTGTCCTCTAGGTCCTGGTCCAGCTGTTGTAATGTCTGGAACACAAATGGGTTCAACGGTGCTTGAGGCATCGGGCTGATTGCGTCTGGTCTCGACACATTCACCAGGCCCCCTACTCTGTTGTCTATCAGTTCTCTTGGGTTTGTGAGACCACCTTTGACGACCATGTACCTGGGGTTGTTGGTTATCATAGCGTGGTCGAGGATTGACCGTGTGAGTACAGTTCTTGCGTTCTGGGTTGCGCATAGTTTGTCTGCGAAGTTGCTTCCGTAGAATGAGTGTGGGATAGGCAGTGGACAGAACACCACGAAGGGTCTGCGGTCCACTTCTTCTTTGTCCAGGATGACATTGCCAGCTTTAACAATTCGGTGAAGCTTAGCGATGCCATCACCATCCATATCGAGCATGATGTAGGCTTCGTAGACCATGATGTGGCGCACCTGGTCTTGGTAGCCGTGAGAGCCAAAGCCTCGGCCCATATCAACGCCATCATATCTGGCTAGGATTTCCTCATCAGTCTCCATCTCCACATCTTCATGGTCTCCGATGTTGTCCAGCTCTTTGCTGTCTGGATACTCTTCACGGAGCTGAGATATGGTCTTGCGGGTGCGATGGGCTATGAAGTTACTGTCTTCAAGGCTCTTACATTGCGCCTCAACGATGAACTCTTCAGGTGGGATGCTGTCGATGACGACCTGTGATGTATCTGATGAGATAGCCACTGTGCCTGAAATCAGGCCCAAATCATCTTCTGTGCTGTCTACCAGCTCAACATTGTCTTCAGCCAGAAGCATATCCAGCTGGTCTTGTGTGACATCAGTGAACTCTTCTTCGACAGTCTCTTCACTCTGCTGCCAGAGCACTTTGCAGACCCCTACCCTTGCTATCAGGCCATCATGAATCACTGAGCTGAATACAGAGTGACCATCATTTTGCCGGAACAGCACATAGTCGGTATATGCTGAGCAGACTTTGGCTGTCTCAACATCTTCTGGCCCTTGTGGGGCAAACCGAACAATGCGGTTACCAGCTGAGAAGGTTTCTAGCAGCGCAGCTTGCATTGAGTTCACTGCGTTGTACACATCCTGAGATACATACTTTGAGTTACCATCATGAGCCGGTTTAGGCAGCTTGCCCTGGTAATACTCCATGACACGCTTGCGTTCTCTGGACAATTCAGAGTCGTAATAACCTACGCTGGTCTTGATGTTATCTTCGACCATCTTGACGATTTCGGTATCGTCCAGAGGTCGGTAATCTAATTTTGCCATGAATTACACCATTTCAATATACAGTTCCTGAGGAGTTTCGACTGGTTCCCAGACCCCCTCATGAACGTGGTTGGCCAGTGCTAAAGCCATGACGCAATCGTCAAAGCAGCCAGCTTCTGCTTCCATCGAGCCACTTTCCGTGACGATGTAAGTCATCAGCTCCCTGATTGTGGTTTTGTCGTTCAGCTCCATTTCGCCTTCACGCAGTGAGGCTCTGAGCTGGTCAATAACGAGAGGTTTAGTTTTGGATGTGGTTGTGAAGCCAAGCTTGATGGTTTCACGGTCCGTCAGCTTATCTACCTGCGTCTCCAGGTACATATTCGGGTAGGCAAAGTCTTTGCCCAGTCTCGTACAAGTGAGGATACCGTGAGAGTTGTTCTCCACAATGATGAAAGCTTCGTTAAAAAACTCACCCAGCGCATACAAAACTTCCGCAAAGTAATCCGGATGCACATGGCCACGCCACGTTGCAACCTGCCTTTTCTTGCTGTCGAGGATTTGTGCGACACTGTAGTCTCCATTTCTAAGGCCCATGCTACAATCTGCCCCAATGACATATCGTTCTCCTGGGTCGTGCGGACGGTAGATGGTAAGCTCACCACGGATGTTGTTGACGAACTCATCGCCCTCTAATGCAAGGCGTTGTTCGACATCTCGTGTCTCACCTAGTTGTTGTTGAAGTTGTTCTGGATTGAAGACAGGACGGCCTGTTGTGAGGAACGCTTCCTCTGGCTCTGCTGGATATTCCTGTTTGAACAAGTCTATCCCGTTCTGTGCAATCTTTTTCCGCCTAAAGACAAGCTGTTCATCATCTAGCCCGTAGCGTGAAACAAGTTCCTCTTCCTCTGGCGTTCTTTCAAACTTATCCGGCACACTTTCTCTGTAAGTGGGGTCCGTGAACCACGGGATGAAAACAGGGGTGTATCCGTTGGTCCCCTCTACGGCTCCTTTCCAGAGGTCGTAGTAAACCCCGCTTACCCCGTTTGCTGTACTCTCGATGAAAATCGCAGTGTTTGGGGAGGACGGTACAGCTTGGGCGAGACCGTTCCATATGTCCTGAGCCGTTGATTTCGGCCAGAACGCCAACTCCGAAGCGTGGACGTGCGTAAGGGTCTCGCCTCTCCCTACTGCATCACCGCCAGCTGTGGCGACCACATATGAACTATCAAGCACATCAAAAGTAAGCTCTCGTCTGGAGCTGTACTTGGTATGAGGCTTCAATATCTCTGGTGCGTTCTCGTGAAAGCGTTTGGTCATGTCAAACAGAGCACGAGTGCTATCGGAATGGTGTGTAATCACCATAGCTTTCTTTGCAGGGTTCTGAGACACAGAGAAATACAAGTATCCGCCTGTGTATGTAGACAGGCCCTGCTGTCTGGCCTTCAGAATGATGACCCTTATCTTGCCTTCAGAGGCCATTTGCTTCTGAACGGCTTCATCAAGTATCTGTTGGGCTTTATTAAGCTGTAATGGGGCTATTTCGCCCTGTTTTGTGCGGATTTTAAGTGCAGACTGGCTATAGAAGGAAAAATCGGAGTGAAGTCGCTTACGAACCTGCTTCAGTCTCTGGTCCATCAGCCTTTTCTTCATCAAGTAAGCTTGCCAAGAAGTCTTCGGCCTTAGATACGGCCACTTCTGACTTACTTATGGGCTTTGACTTGGTATATTCCATCACAAGACGAGCTGCTGCTAACCGTTCCCTGGTCTCACCAGGCACTCTCATGATTTCCACGGCAGTCTGCAGAGCTTCCTGACCGTATTCGTCTTCAATCTCGTATTTTTCTGCCATAATCTTAACTACCTCTTTCGCTTCCTTCTTAGCTTTTGCACGGATAGGGTCTATCTCGTGCTTGGTATATCCGTCAGGCACGCCCTTTGGGCGGCCAGCGTTCTTGCGTGGCTTGTTAGACCACTGCTTGCGTAATTCACGACCCTCTTCAGTCTGCATGAGGGTCGCAAAATAGTTGTTCTTTGGTGCTTTCTGAGGAAATTTGGGTTTCTTATCCGACTTGGCTCTAGCTTTACGCTGCTGCTTCATCGGTTCTTCCTCGCTGCTGTTTTGATATCCGGTCCACATAGGGCATCAAGAAATCATCAGCCAAATCTTTGCGTCTTAGTTTTGCTTCCGCTTCAGCTACAATATCTAGTGCAGCTTCTAAGGGTCGTGGCCCTAGCTTTCCGCCCAGTTCACTGAGTGCTTGATTGATGATTTGCTTGTCTTTAATGGGGATGGAGTTGTCTGCATTTAGAGCCTGTCTCAGCTCTCTTAAAGCTTGCTTGTTCGCTATCTCACCACGCCGTTTTCTGGCCTCTGTTTCGGTCAGCTCACCACGCACTGGCTCGGCTATTCTAAGCTCAGCAAACTGTGGTTGTTTGCGGACAAGTTCATTTACTGCTTTAATTAAAGGAGACAGCATTTCATTTGAAATAGTTCCACCTTTATCGATACTTATACGATATTCTTGAATCGCTTTGATAATCGCAGGTTCAGTTGATGGACTGTTTGCAATGGCATCCATTACCCGTGCCACACCGTTCTTATCTAAGCCTGTGCCTAGCTCTACAATGTCTTGAGGTGAACCAGGTGTCGGAGCTGCTCCAGATGCACCCAGAGCACGGTTAGCCCGCTCTCTTGATGCCTGGTCTTCAGCTGCCTTTTGTTCCCTAGCTGCTGCCTGTTCATCGGCTATGCGCTGAGCATTAATCTTGCCCTGGACAATAGACGGTCCAGTCGCTGGTCCGAGGCCCTGGTTCTTGGCGTTATCACGCACAAACTTGGCCACTCGGCTGCGTCTGCCTGTCATCGCATCGATAGCACGGCCACCAAGCACGGCACCAACTTGCGGAAGCACGGATGCACCACCAGTTCCTACAGCTGCGCCAGCTGAGCCAGCACTTACGAGAGGAGCTGCCAATGAACGACTGCCGCTATACCCTTCCCCGCTATCAAACGGGTTCAGACGGTCGGTAATGCGTGAGACACCACCCTTGAGGCCACCATTGTGTACTCTTGTCAGCTCATTGCTTTTCTTCAGCAGTCTGATGAGTTCTTGGCCTTCTTTAGAGTTGCCGACCAGCTTTTGGACGGCCTCCATGTCTTTCTTGCCAACTGTGTTCTTGGTTTTGTTACGGCCCTTTTCATAAGCAATCTTGGCTTGCACCTTGTCTAAGCGTTCTGCCTCTGGGTCTGTGTCTTTGAGCTTTAACTGGTCTTTTAGCTGCTGAACGAGTGCTGCCATCTGTCCAGTGTAGTCTTTATGGACTGCATCTACAGCTGCTCTTGCGCCTTCTGTTGATGTTGGGTCTACATTCTGCAAATCAAAGCCATCATCA